ACAACTGCACCAGAATCTATAGATGTAGAAAAAGCTACTACTTCTGATTCATTTTGTTCTGCAAATAATACTGCCTTGCCTAATCTTCTTGCCTGTCCTCTTGATGTACAAGCAAATGCTTTTATCTGTTTTACAACTGTACCTATTTTAGATATTGCAGTAGTATCCTCTACAACCTCATAGTCAATTTCTTGACTATCCATGTTAAAATAAGCAACAGATACAACACTGTGCCTAGTTTTTAAACTACTGCCAGAATAATTAAAACCTTCTTCTGTTACGTTTGCTAAATTAAACAAATAACTAGCATCAGCAGGTTTATCTTGTGTAATAGTTATTGTTCCAGCAGACCATATTGGCATACATCTCATTACACCTGACAAAGAATTTATAAGGTCAAATGCTTCTTGAGGACTTTGTATATTGACATTGCAACTAAATCTAGGTTCTTGTCCACCGAAACCATCATCTACAAGAGTATTAGCGAACTTACTTGCAGCGACAAAACTAAATAAATCTAAAGAACTATCTGTTATGTGATCACCAAAACCATATCTTGTATTAGTTAAAAGATCTAGTAATATCATTGATGGACAGGAAGTCCATACAGCAGCACCCATTACTCCGTTAAAGATGTAGCCATCTGGATATACTATTCTGCCATTAGTACTGTCGATACTTGGCGTTCCAGAACTCGATGCACCAGCACCTGGTATTCGTACTTTTATGCCTCTAATTCTAAATTTACGTCTTGGTATTGCACTAAATTGCATAGAATCTAGCCTTATTGAGCTATATGCACTGTTTAAATATGTAGATGCATCATCAATTATCTCCCCAAAACTAGTCCATTGAAAACTGTCTCTTAGGTTAGTATCAGTGCTATCTGCGGTAACTCTGCTTACTCTAATATCAACAGGAAATGCACCAGTTATATTTACACGATAATCTTTCTGATATTGATCTCCACTTCTACCTTTTATAGTGTCAGTGATTAAATCTGTAAAGCCACCAGAGTTATACTGTACGGATATTTTTAGCTGTACACTACTACCTAACAAATCACCTGCATCTGTAGCTCTTTGCAACTGAGGAAATGTAATAGATACTTTTACAGCATCGACATTTGTATTTGTAATTTGTCTAGTTACAGGTGTACTTGCAGTAACTTCTACACCAACACTTGTTGTAGATACACTACTTTCAATACCAGGTATTTTTGTTTGACTACCAGTACCAAAACGAGGTGTAAACTTTACATCCTGATAATTAAAATCTACAGTTTGTGGATTTGTAGAATCTGCACTAGATCTTAATACAGGAGTGTCATTAAGAAAAACATCTTTTAATGCAGCATTATTATATGCTGTTGTTCCTTTTGTTCTTCCTTCTTTAGATGCTGTTGCAAAACCTTCTATCTCTCCCTCTGATACAAGATCAAGAAAGGTTGCAAACTGCCTACTATGAAGAGTATCAGGCTCTCTCGTTGGTTGCGGAGGTGATGGAGGTGGATCATTACCTTTTGCACCCCTGATAAGATGTTTTTTTTCAATCATGCTTGTACCTGCTCCGTATCTACAGAACCACTAATTACCACTGAGCCAGTAAAAATTTCCCCAAATACAAGAGGTACTGGAGTTCCAGCCCTGCCTGTCTGCTGCGTTCCTCCAAAACTAAATGATAATCTTGGATCTTGAGTATCTTCGAAGTCTGGAACAGTTGGCAATGGGAATAACATCTCACTTACGCCACTAAGTATCAAACCTGCACCAATACCACTTGTAATAGTTGCCACCTTAGTTAAGAAAGCACCCTTACCTGCAATTACAGCAGGTGTTTTACCTAAACCATATGTACCAAACATACCTCCACCAGGTAACATTAAACTTATACCTATTAATGTTGCTCCTAATAATATTCTTCCAAATCCACGACCAGCACCTTCTATAACAGGTACAAAATGTATATCTTCTTGACCTATAGGATATGATAACTCTGATTCATTAACTGCATAACTACCAACTTTTACTTGATAATATTTAGGACTCATAAATTTTTCTATTCCAGTAAAATTATTAATTAAAAAACTTACAGCATGACCTAATGTATCTACTTTTACATCAAATTCTTTATGTCCTACAAATTCTGCAAGATCTCCATATAGCTTTATTTTACGCAGCATAACGATACCTCTTGCCAGTGCATTTTAATAACCATTGTGAGTATGGTTCTCTACAAGATAGTCTATCGGTTAAATGATGTAATACCTCATCTCCTAAAAAAATAGCTACATGATTAAGCGTTGAATCTAATATGCTCATTAATAAAACATCACCGCTTTGTAGTTTTTCATTTGGCTCTAGTTCTCTAAATCCTGTTGTCTGTGCGTATTGTTCAAATAATGGTTTTTTCATAAATTCTTCTGGTGTTATAGGTCTTTCATAATCAACAAGATTTATACCTTTTTCTTTTTTATAATAGTCTCTTACTAATGACCAGCAATCTGTAACACCCCATACCCATTGTCTACCAAGTAATGGTGCCTCGTAACCTTGTGGCTCGTAATAGCCCCATTTTTGGGTTTTAGGATTGACAATGTGATAAGGCAAATTAGCTGCCTCACAACTAACCATGTCTGCCTGACTTGCCTCTGGTGGTGATGTCGGATGACTATGGACAACAGCAGTAACTTCTCCTAAATTAGTTGCTTTTACATAATCTTCTGGATCTAAAATAAAACATTGATGTGCTGTCATAGATAAATTACGACAAGGATAATATCTTTCTTTACCACGAATATTCAATAAAAGACCAACACATTCTTTTGGATCCTCTTGTATTGCATGATTAAGTGCAGCTTGTTTCCAATTCATGAGGCAATAGTACCAATTGATGGAAACTCTGCTCTTGTACATTGTCTTTTTGGTGCGTGAATACCTGCAAGATCAAAAACAGCAGCTAACTCGAACTGTACGATATCTCTGTTTTCTGCTGATTTTCTATCTATCTTATATATTTCCTGTGGAAACTCTGCTGTAGGATCTGGTGTGCCATATGGATTAACATTTTCGGGAAAATTAACAGCATCTATAAATTTTGCTAGTGTTCTTATTCTTGTTACTGTTGCACCTGTTAAATCATTTCCTGTTGTTGTTGTATTTACACTTAATAATATAGCTGTAATAGTTCCAAAAGCATTGCTAACACTTAATGTTGGTCTTGGCAATTGACCTTTTTGAAAAGCAAAACCTTCTGCTTGTATAGGAAATCTTTGATATGTATTCCCCGCCCAAACTATCTCACCATTATTATTTAATGTAGATCCAGCATGAAATCTGTATACAGTAGATGCACCATGCAAATTGCTGTCAAGCGTTAAAGTAAAAAGTTCTATTATTGATGACGGATTTATATTTTGTAAATCACTTACAATAGCAGAACTGCTCATGGTTCAAACACCTCTCTAAATGTTGCATTTATTGTTGCTCTGTTAGCAAAGTTTACTTGTTTACTCCATTGATCACAAACATACTTTCTTGCAGCAGGTAATGTGATAGAAACATTGCCACTATTAGATGCACTGGCAGCAGCGTTTACTGTAAATATATTTCTGTCAGTAACAGACTTAACAACAAAAGTACCATCGACAGCAGAACCTGATGTGTAGTCAATAGTAAGAACATCGTTTACTGCAACACCATGATCTGTGATGGTTATAGTTACTGTTGTCGCTGTCTGTGAATATGTACCTGTTTTTGTAAAACCTTCTGATGGTGGACTATATGTAAAACTTGTGCTGTTGTTAGCCTCTGTACGCAAAAATGCTTCTATAACATCTGATTCTGTTTCTGTTATATTTTGCCATGTAAGATCATATGTTTCTGGATTTTGATGACTAGCTAAACCAAATAATATTCTATGCTCATAACCATCTGCATATTTAACAATACGAGTATTAGGTTGTGACTTTTTTGTAAAACCAAATGATGCCTCAATGCTTGGAAATGTAGCCATTATGCAAGTAAACCTCCAGGTCGTTTTTGTTTGATAAGTTCTGATTCTATTGCTGCTGATAATGCCATACCAAGTGCCTTGCCATCAGCCTCATCACCTTGTACAGATGAACCAGAAGCATCTACATTTACAACTATATTAGTAGCTCCACCAGAAGCCTCAACCCCTAAGTTGCCAGAACGCCCACGTTTTAATGGAAGTATTGCTTCTGGTGAACCAGCTTCACCCATAAGTCCAAAATTACCAGTACCACCTGCTCCATATGCAAATAATGTTGGCTTAGTAACTATGCCTCCTTTTGCAAACTTTTTTAAACCTTGATCGTATACATTACCTTTTGCATTAGGTGTAATATTAAACAACCCTAACAAAGGTGTAATTATAGATTGTCTAATAATTATTCTTGTAATATCTGCAAGTATAGATCTTGTCAGATCGGCGAAATTTAATTTACCTGTCATAACAAAATTTACAAGTGCATCTTCCATACCCTTAAATGCCTTTATTGTTGCATCTTGTATTTGTTTATTCATATCACTAATACTTTGTACATAAGATTGCATACCAGCCTTCAAGCTATCAAATGTAGACATACTTTTTTTTAGTTTTTCATCCTCGTTTTTAATACTTTCCTCGTCTAATCTATTTTGCTCTGCTTTTAAATCATTAAGTTGTCCTTGTGCAATTGCAAGTTGATTAAGTGCCTGTGCTTTTAGATTTCTATTTCTAGGACTATCATCTAAACCACTAACTCTATCAAAGTTTTTTTGTGCCTTTGCAACAGCAGTTTCTGCTTTTGCTATAGCATTTTCTAAACCTATACCCATAAATTGCTTAAATGCAGTTATTGCACTATTTATTATTCCTACAA